CTAATTACATCTTCAATAACGTTGGCAGTTTGTGCATCATCTGAGACTGCGGAAGCAATCTGTGCAATAGCAACACTTTGATAAGAAGGTCTTGACTTAGAAGACGAGCCAGAACTTGAAACAGCCTGTTCTGCTTCTTTCTCTACACGAACTTCTTCTTGTGCTATTTCTTCACGGACTTCTTCTTGTTCTTCTTCTACGATTAATACTTGTTCCTCGATCACTTCCTCTTCTCTTATTTCTTCAGTAGATTCTTCAGCAGTTAATTCTTCTAATTCTGCTTCACTAATTAATTCTTCAAATGCCTCATCTTCTACGATAAGTTCAAATACTTCATCAGATTCTACAAAGATTTCTTCTTCAGTGTAATCAGGCATTAACTCATCATCTTGTGCTATCCAAACTTCTTCTTCAGGAGCACCTTCAACAAATGTGTCCCAATTGATTTGACCTTCTTCATCAAATTCTATGTTTTCGTGCCATTGATCAACTTCTTCTTGTCCATATGTTGCAACATCATGTTCATACCAATCTTGGTCTGTGAACGAATAAAAATCGTCTCCGTATGTTTCAACCATACCCTCTAATCGTTCTGTTTCTTGTTGTTGAAATTCTTCAGTTGCCCAAACATCAGCAGTAAGTGTGTCAATGTTACCATTAGGATCCCATTCAAGTGACTGTTGTTGCATTGCAGTATCATGTAATTGAGTATCATAGTTTTCTAATCCACCTACAGTGTCTAATACATAGTCACCCGGTCTGTGCCCGTTGAATTGTACTGCTAATGGATCTTCTCCTAATGCGGCTATGTGTTCTTGCCCCATTGTTACAAACATAGCATCTTGCGGGGAAAGTCCTTGATCGACAAGCATTTGTTGTTCTGTGTTTAAGTCATCATATGAGATGTTAGGATCAAGTCTAGGGTCATATACACCACCTTCCATCCAGGGTTCATCACCAAAGTCACCGTTGACACCTCCGTCATCATAGACATAACCATCATTGTATACAGATCCATCTGTATTGTATTGTTCTCCAGTATTAGGATCAGTCATTAATCCTGTAGTTGGATCGTAACCTCCTGAACTAGTAGCAATAATTGCGGCATCATACCCAGGACAACTTGGATCATACAATGGATCAATTTCACACATCAACCCTTGATCTACTTCATTGCCTTCATATAACTCACATCCACTATCATATTGTGAATCTAAATTACATTGATATTCTAAATATGCTAGATCATACAATAAACAATCTGTTGAATATAAAGGATTGCTTTGACATTGTACTGGTTCACCGTCTGCTTCTGAATATAGTATACCTCCACCGTCTTCTAAGTATCCTTGGTCCATATCATCAAAAGTATTGTCAACACTACCATCACCTAAGTTATCTGTATTGTCATCATAAAATAGATATTGAGTATAGTTTGTATTGCTTTTTTGTTCTCCGATCAAAACATCATGGTTTATGATATCTAAATCACCATACAAAAATCCATAGTTGTCAGGTTTGTTTACTTCTGCTCTTTCTGAATCAGTACAGGCTATTCTTGTATTACTGTCTCCGCATTTTGCATTAGAGTCGTTGTAATCAAATATGTAAACTTCAAAACTATTTTCTGATACTCTATTGTATTCTCTTAAATTATACCAACCGAATATGGCATAATCATCAAATGCTTTATATAATAATGCACTGTTACTGTTTCCCCCAATCAAGTCAGTATAAAAGGGAAAAAGAGTATCAGTTACATGTTTAGTATAACCTTCTTCTCCACTACCTAATTGATTTGGTGTGTAGTCGTAGCACATCAAACTGTTCCAATTACCAATGCTGTAATCTTCTTTTACTAATTTAAGACAACCATTCGTACTCATTACTGCGGCAGTATATGAGTCGTTATGCCATTCCCATGAAAAACCAAATTCCATTCTTACATAACAACCACTGTCATCACTAAATGAACCATAGTTATCTGTAACTACGGTTTTACAACCTGACACACCAGTCAGACCACTACGAGTCAAATCATACAAATCTCCGTAATTTCCAGTAACTGAGTAAATGGTATTGGTGCCGTCGGCATTCGACTCGTTATAGTCAGGAGGATTGTATTGTGCTACCGCAAACATGGGTAGCATCAATAGTAATGATATTATTGTGAATCGTGCCATTCTGCTTCACAACTCTTAGTAGATTTACGTCTTCCTTTAAAGTCAGGTCTAGTACATTTTTCTAAATAAGCGGCTTCATCAGCAGATACGTTTGATATTTGGTCAACTTCAATTTTGTCAGAACTGAATACGCCTAAGATTTTACTCTTAACACCTTTCTTTTGATCAGGACGTCTGTTGTTATTTTCTTCCCATCGATCAGAAGCGGCTGGTCCAATTGCACCCATATACGGACAAGGTGTTCCTGCCATTTCCATTGCTTGAAATACTCTAGGATCCTGACACATTAATGATACTGCGGCTACTTTCATACCCATATCATATATTGCTTTGGACAACTTGATTCTTTCACAGTTCATGTCTCTAACAGACTTACCACCTGATAAACCGAATACTTGACCCTGAAACGCTCCTGACACACCTGTTGTACATAAGTCTTGTGAATAACTAGACCCGATACTCGGTGCAATCGCACTTGCTGGTGGTGCCTTAGTTGTGATCTCTTGTTTAATAGTTTGATCAGTTTTGTTTATGTTGGTGTTGTTATTCGTATTAGTGTTCTCATTTTTGTTCTCTGACTTGTTATTAGTCGTTACATTAGAATCACTTGTACTGGTCGAAGTGTTGTTATTGTTATTGGTGTTATTCGAGGTCGTATTATTGTTATTCGTGTTAGTATTGTTTGAAGTACTATTAGAATTTACATTTTGGTCAATATTAGAATTGTTGTTATTCGTATTGGTGTTATTCGAGGTACTGTTTACCGTACTATTGTTGGTATTGTTATTGGTATTGGTATTGTTACTAGTCGAATTATTGGTGTTATTGTTCGTGTTAGTATTGGTATTAGTCGAAGTATTGTTATTCGTATTGTTATTGGTATTGGTATTGGTACTTGTTGAAGTATTGGTATTATTGTTTGTGTTATTATTGGTATTATTGTTTGTATTGGTATTGGTCGAAGTACTAGTATTGGTATTATTGTTCGTGTTAGTATTGGTACTAGTCGAAGTATTATTATTAGTATTGTTATTAGTGTTGGTATTGGTATTGGTGTTCGTATTGGTATTGGTGTTAGTATTGGTATTATTGTTCGTATTGGTATTAGTAGAGGTGTTGGTGTTAGTATTGGTATTAGTCGAGGTGTTGGTATTCGTATTTGTGGTAGTACTTGTAGAAGTACTTGCTTCACAATTCTCGGTACCCGCTGTACAGGTGCCAGTGGCCTGTGCAGAAATATTTGGCGTATATGCCATGGCAATAAATAAAAGTGCAAATGCAATCGATAGTCGCATGTTAGAATTTATGAACATATGTAGTTTTCCTATATAGAAATGAGGTTAGCACTTGTATTTAGTATTTGGGAAAAATAAAACGCTACTAGACTATCGGTTCCATTTGTTTTTTATACTTTTTTTATCTTTTGGTACAACCGGGGATAAATAGTAGTTGACTCAGGAAGATATTAGTGTATAATAGATTCATGTGTCAAAAATTGTTTTTAACAAAAACTACACTAGTGAGACTTCGGTCTTGCGACAACTAAACGAAAGCTAAAATTAAAGCACATTATAGGAGAAACAATATGGCAAGTCTAGCTGACATCCGTGCCCGTCTCGCGGCACAAGAAAATAAACCTACAGGGAATTATCCCCAATCTGACGGAGCGATTTATCCTCATTGGAAAATGGACGAAGGTGCATTAGCATCATTGCGTTTTTTACCCGATGCTGATACTGGTAACTCATTCTTTTGGATTGAACGACAAGTCATCAAATTACCATTCAATGGTATTAAAGGTGAAGTAAATTCAAAACAAGTGACTGTTCAAGTTCCTTGTGTTGAAATGTTCGGAGAAAATTGTCCTGTACTAGCAGAAGTTCGTCCTTGGTACAAAGACGAAACTCTAAAAGAAATGGCTAACAAATACTGGAAGAAGAGAAGTTATCTTTTTCAAGGCTTTGTACGTCAAAACCCAATTGGGGAAGACAATACTCCTGCGAATCCTATTCGTAGATTTGTTATTTCACCTCAAATCTTTCAAACGATCAAGTCTTCATTGATGGATCCTGAGATGGAAGAGTTGCCAACTGATTACATGCGTGGTCTTGATTTCAATATTAAGAAAACGACTAAAGGTCAGTATGCTGATTACTCAACATCATCATGGTCTCGTAAAGAAACTGCATTGACTGAAGTAGAACAAGCGGCTATTGAAGCACATGGTCTATTCAACTTAGCAGACTTCTTACCTAAGAAGCCAAGTGAGTCAGAACTCAGAGTCATTAAAGAAATGTTCGAGGCATCAGTAGATGGTCGTCCATACGATACTGACAAGTTCGGTGCTTACTATCGTCCATATGGTGTTGATGCACCTACAGGAACTCCAGCACCGGCCCCAGCGCCAGCGGCTGAAGTAGCAACTCCAGTAGAAACATCTACTCCGTCGGAACCAGTAGTCGAAACTGCACCAGCAGTAGAAACTCCTTCAGCGGCTCCAGTAGAAAATGCTGAGCCATCTAGTGATAAAGCACAAGACATTCTAGCAATGATTCGTGCAAGACAAAACAATTCGTAAGAGTTGTGAGTCTGGGGGAGGAAACTCCCCCATATTTGTAGGAGAAAAACAATGACACTACCAGACGAAAGATTTAGAGCCCTTAAACAAGGGAAGAAATTATTAGAAGAACTTTGCGATCCAGGAAAAACTCCACGTGTACCAAGTCTTATCAGAGATAGGGCAAGGGCGGCACTGAGACATTATCCTGCTGATTATGATTTAGATGATATGGCAGTGGCCTGCCCAGAAATCTTGCAAAAGCCTTCTAACTCTAGTAGAATTAACAATAAACAATCTAATCAATAGGAGTTAACGTGGCAAAACCATTTGACGTTTCCAAATTTAGGAAAGACATAACCAAATCTATCGATGGCTTATCGATAGGTTTCAACGATCCAACTGATTGGATCTCAACAGGTTCATATGCATTGAACTATCTTATTTCAGGAGACTTTGACAAAGGTGTTCCTCTAGGTAAGGTAACAGTCTTTGCAGGTGAATCAGGCGCAGGTAAATCATACTTTGCCGCAGGCAACATTGTAAAGTCAGCACAAGATCAAGGCATCTTTGTAGTCTTAATTGATACAGAGAACGCACTTGATGAAGCATGGCTACAAGCATTACAAGTTGACACTTCAGAAGAAAAACTTCTTAAGTTAAGCATGAGTATGATTGACGATGTAGCAAAAACTATATCAACCTTTATGAAAGATTACAAAGCAATGGCAGACGAAGAACGTCCTAAAGTGTTATTTGTAATTGACTCATTGGGTATGATGTTGACACCAACTGATGTTGATCAATTCGACAAAGGTGACATGAAAGGTGATATGGGTCGTAAGCCTAAAGCACTAACATCATTAGTAAGAAACTCTGTTAACATGTTCGGTAGTTATAACGTTGGACTTGTTGCAACTAATCATACATATGCATCGCAAGATATGTTTGACCCAGATGATAAAATATCAGGTGGTCAAGGCTTTATCTATGCATCAAGTATTGTTGTTGCTATGAAGAAGATGAAACTGAAAGAAGATGCGGCAGGGAATAAAATCTCTGAAGTAAGAGGTATTCGTGCAGGCTGTAAAGTAATGAAGACTCGTTATGCAAAACCTTTCGAGGGTGTGCAAGTGAAGATTCCTTATGAGACAGGTATGAATCCTTATTCAGGTCTTGTTGACTTGTTTGAGAAATCAGGCTTGTTAACTAAGCAAGGCAATCGATTGAAGTACATCACTCAATCAGGTGAAGAAGTTCTCAAGTTTAGAAAGCCTTGGGAAGCAAACGAAGGTGGTTGTTTAGATAATCTCATGTTAGAATACTCTGAAGTTAAAGATGCAATGGATAAAGTAAATACTGAGGACGATGCATTAGAGACAGTA